AATAATAAGGTTTTGATGTATCAGCACCACCTAAAGTAAAAGCTGGAGATTCTAAAGACTCTAAAAAATATGCTGATGAACTTCCTACTCCACTATAAGGGTGTGCAGATGTTTTTGTTCCAACTGTAACTGTATAAGTTATTGGTGCAGAAGAAGAACCATAAGCACCTCTATCGTGAAATAAAGAAGATAAGCTAGATAATGTAACTGTGCTATCTACAAGATTAACAGTATCGTTAGTCATATCAAATATAGCAAAAGATACCCAAGCGTCATTATCAGCGTTTCTAAATTTTAAAGTATTTGCAGATGTATCGTACCACCATTGATAAGCATAAGTAGTAGAGGGTTCTGATGATGATGAGTTATTTGTTACAATAGCAGATAAAGCATTATTCAAATCTGTCCTAGTCGCTGGGAAAGTTTGGTTACTTATTACATAATCGTGATTTGCCATTAATTAAAATCCTTTTGCTATAAAATCAAACGTCTTTGATATTACAGTATTTGATGAGTTTTTGAAAGTAACATTAAAGCCACTTATTGTTTTACTTTCTACTAAAAAATAATCTCCTGTTGCCATTCCTTGTCCTGTGATACCAACTGCATAACTAGCAGTTTTGAAAGGGTTTGTAAACGAAACAGTTTTTGTGGTTGCACCACTTAATATATCATTTCCTGATTGTATTCTGTCTATCATATCAACTGTTACAGTTGCTTGGCTTATTACAGGGGTTGTTACTCCATCTCTTGAAATTAAAACTAATCTAAATTTAAGGTATCTAGCAGTATAATCACCTATTACAAAATTTTTAAATTCTGTAAATGTACTATTATCATCACTTACAGCTATTTCTAAATGTGCGTTTGAGTTACTTGGTGAATCTCCATCAAATGAACCTGTTTTATCATCAAAATCACCACTTTCAGAATCAAAGAGTTCACTAGGGTTTTCTGCAAATTGTACTAATGTTGCTGTTATTCTTGATGTATGAACTGCACCTATATCAATAACACTTGCAAAATCATAAGTTCCATTAGAACCTAAATCAGTTAATCTTAATAAATTACTGTCTAGTGTTAAATTAGTTTTTGTTCCTGTAAAATTAGGGTTTTCTGATTGAGTTGTTATATTATTAAAGTTTCCAATCGTTGCTACATTAGTTGCAATAATAGTTTCATTAAGTGAGAAGTTTCCTAATTTATCAACGGCCTTGATACAATAAGAGCCAACCCGTGCTGGAACTACGATAGAAGTTGCTGGTCTTGATACTTTTTCTACTAATGATACTGAGTTCTGCCAAGTAGCACCACTTGTTAATGTTGAATATCTTATTTGATAGTATGCTAGATCTAGGTCTGCTATTTGTTCCCAAGATAGATGGGCTTCTCCATTAATAATATTACAAGAAAAATCTGTTACATCACTTGGTGGTAAAATACTTCCAACAATAGTTCTTTGTGCTGTTACATAAGTTGAAGAAGTACCGAAAGATGATACAGCTTTAACTCTCACGTCATAAACTTTTTGATCGATCACGTTTAAGACTCTTTGAAATAATCCTGATCCTTGTGAATGTATTTTATAATCTGATTCTGTACTTAATTTATATTCTACTTGATAGTAATCTACAAAACTATCGGGTGAAGCACCTATGGCAACATCTAAAGCTACAATTACAGTTCCATCATTATAAGCAATTAATTGGTCAGTTAAAGTTACACTTGCTGGTGGTTGTACTACAAATGGATTAGGAAGTGTTGTACTAGGTACTGCTGTTGCTTCTGTTTTCGATGCCCAAGAGTAATGTGTATCTTGGTGTTCACTTAAACTTAAACTAATGGTAAAATCATCATTAAAAGTTATTGAAAGCACTCTAAATGGTTTAGCTGAAAATCCTAAAGAACTGTTAGTAATATTTACAATATCACCAATGGCTAAGTCATAAGCTTCAAAAGAAACATTGATTGATAAACCTAAAGCACTTCTTGATCTTCTTAAAATAATTTCAGCCATCTCCTCCGCCTGATATGGGCTAGTTAATGTACGGAAATCAAATTTGCCCTCTAACAAAAATCCACCATCAGCAGTTTTCATTGTTGCGTGTTGATCTGCACTTGGTAATCCTGAGTCATCAATAGGTGGAAAGGCTCGTTCATCTATTTGATAATTACGATCAGGGTTTACAAAAGATACTATAACTCGGTTATATTTATTATTTTTATTAGGGCTTTGTAAACTATAACCACCAATAATATCATCATCATCTAAAGTTATAGAAGCTGATCCTGTTGTTTCTATTATTAATTTATACTTACCTTGGACATAAGGTAAATAACCCCTACAACCTTTTATTAATTCTCTTACGTTGTCTATTACTTTTCTTGATGTATCTAAAACTGTATTTGTATCAAATATATTTATATCACTACCACCGCTATAAGGTGTTACTTGTGTTTCGCAAACTTGTGAAGCGTCATAAAAACTTTGTAGATCAATATCTGTTGTCGCTAATCCTTTTCCATATCTTTCGTTTGTTAAAAAATCTAATAAGCACCAAGCTGGGTTTGTAGAATGTGAAGCTGTTTGTGCGACCAATGAAGAATTATAAGCAACAACTTTTTTACCTTGTACTACTGCTTGTATTTTAGGAATACCGCTAAACACATCTTGATTCCATTTAAACCTTACAGCAAGATATGCTAAACCTGATAATTTATGATTACTACCCCAAGAAGATAAAGTAGATAATAATGTTGAAGCTGATTGTCCGTCTGTTCCATAATGAGGTTCTACTCTAATTAAACTTTCTGAATTTTTATAAAAATTACTATCTGAACTATTTACTTCGACTGCTGTATTATCTGCTAAATCACTTGCCCAAGTTACTGTCTTATCATCTATTCTAATTTCACTAATATCACTAATTTCACCCTCACTTAAAACTAACGCAATATAAAGGTATTGATTATCAGTTCCACTAGTTTCTACAAAAACCCTGACGCCACCTAACATACGTTCTCCATAAACAACAGGAATTGAAGCGTCATTAGATTGTTTATTGATTAAAGTACCTTTTTCAAAATCATCAAAATCAGAAGTTCCAAAATCAGGTACATCAGGTTTTCTTAATAAAGTTGAAAAGAGCCAAGTTGCGGCGATCGTAAAAATTGCAAGTTTAGGATTAGAAAATACATTAAATACTTTTGCAACTTTTTTAGCCCGTCTAAAAACACTACTAAAACTAAAACCCATTATGATCTACCCCATTTTAAATCTAATACAGTTTGACTTGAAAAATCCATTCCTACATCTGTACTAAAAAATCTTTGTTGTGAGTTGTTGTTCGTTTTTCTTCCTGATGTCTTTTCAAAGTCTGCCCAATGAGAAACTAAATTTAATTGTACTGTACTATCCTTTTCAGTTTCGTTAATAGAAAAAGTATCTATTGAACCTTTATAAAGTAGAAAGGGATCAGCTACTAATGCATTAGAAGAATTTAACAAACCTCTAAAAATAGTTACTTGATCATTAACTACATTTTCATTTAAGCAAGTTGATATAAAAGTTTGGTCTGCTCCAGAAAGAATAATATTTAATGTAGATTTAGTTAAGTCTGTTTCTTCTGAGAAAACAGGTGTGTTAAGTAAAAATGAACTTGAAGCATATGTAACACTACTTCCTGATACTGATGAAGTTAAATCGAAACCATTATCTGTGATATTAATAGGTGTACTAAATCCTATGGTAATTAAATGAACAGGTGCAATATTATTTGTTGCTAGTTCTGTCTTTATCGCTGATGTTAATGCTCTCGTCATATTCCTCGTATGATGTTCGTTTTATGTTTTCACTTCCTTGTATCATAACTGCAGAAAAAGTTCCATCAGGGTATTTGTAATTTTTCATATCATTGGTTTTTATGTCTATTTCATCTTCATTAACAACCTTTTCTAATATGAAATCTGCATTGACCCAATGCTTAATCAGATACTTTTTAGCCATTATAAAGTTTCTTCAACGTCCAACTCAAATTTATACAAAACTGCACCATCTTTATCTGCACCTACTGTTCCAAATTCTTGTATGTCATTAACAAGGTGTACAGTAAAAGGAACATTATCATAAGTTACAACTGAATCATCTGCCACTGTTTCTATAAGAGGTGGTTCTATTGTTACTGTTGAAGCATTACTAGAAGCCTGCACGTCTGCAACTATCATATAAACTTTAGTATGACTTGCGAACTTAATAAAATCACCAGCTTTAAATGCGTGTGGATTATCGTTGTGATGTCCGTCCATAGCAATCGTTGTATCTCCTACTGCGTGATTACCATTAACTAAAACTGTTCCTGTTTCATTACCTCTAGCGTCTTCTATTTCGGGTGGAATAATTGTAAAATTTTCTTTTCTTGATCTTTGTTTCATTATGAAAGACATCAATTCACCATAAGTGTGCGATCTAGTTCCTGTAATAATTTTTGCTGTAAAAGAAAACCTTTGATTGCCAATTTGTCTTACTAGCTTTTTACCTGATATACTTTTAGATAAAATAGTGTCTTGATTAGACCTAATGCCCATCGTTTCAAAACTAGAACTTGATATTGGAAATGCACCAGCCATTATAGTAAATCACTCCTACCTTTTTCATTCAAAGCGTCATTAATAATTGATGTAATAACACCTCTGTTTTCTACTAATGTTTCTTGGAAACCTCTAGAGTCAATCGTATTAATATTAAAGTTTACATTAACTGCTCCACCGCCTGTACCTCTTGCAGATTGTTGTATTTGGCCTGATTGATTAGGAACAAATAATTCAGCACCTTGTTCACCAACAACATATGGTTGTCCTTTTTGTACTGCTCCACCACTAGCCATAAAACCTAAAAAGCCCATTGGATTACCTGACATTAACATAGCAGTTCCTTTAGCTTTATTTTGTTTTTTTTGTTCGTCAGTTTGTTTGCTTTTTTCTGCTGAAATTTGTTTTTCTATACCTAGTTTAGCTAGTAATTGAACTATAGTTGTATTTTCTAAAGCTATCTGTAAAGCAATTTTCATAGCTACCTCTACCATTGCTGATATTATTTTTACCATTATTTGATTTGCGATAGTTCTGAAAGTGTTTTGTAAATCTTTTCCTAATACTATTGATTCTGCAATACCTTTAGACATACCTGTAATACCTAAATTAATAATATCAAACGCTTGTTTAGATAATGATGTAAGTTTCTTTAATGAATCTTCGTTTAGTTTCTCTAACTCTTTTCTAAAAGGTGATAAATTTCTTTGAAGTTTTTTAGCTTCTTCATTTGCTTTCTGTACTTCCTCTTGCATTTTTGTAACTTCAAGAGTGTTCTTTTCAATTTCTTCTCTTACTCTTGCAAAAAGTGCTTCTGCTTTTGTTATTTTTGTATTTCCACCATCTAAAAGTTTGTTTATGCCTTTAAATTCAATACCTAATTTCTCTAATATTTTTTTTATTGTTGTTATGACTGCACCTATTGCAAGTACAAGCATTCTACCCCTAGTTCCTAACATTAAAAACCCTATGATACCGAGTTCTCTAACAACAGGTGGTAAAAAATTAATTATATCTACGACACCCATTATTCCAGCTATAATAACTCTAAAAACTACTTTTGTTGCGTCTATCAATCTTATAAATCCTGTTATTGATTCTTCAATAAACGTAATCATAGCTTTACCAAACTTTGTAGCCATTTCAGTTAAAACTTTTTGA